GCTGCTTTTGCTGTTGCTGATGTTGCATCATATGCTGACTTTACATCTGCAAGAGCCTTGTCTGCTGCTGCCTTTGCTGTTACTGCTGCTGCCTTAGTTGCATCATGTGCAGCCTTTTCAGCTGCAAGTGCTGCAGTTGCTACTGCAAGTTCTGCCTTAAGTTGTGCAATTTGACCATTAAGATCAGAAACTACAAACTTAGCGATTGCTGACTTTACAGGTGCTGCAAGACCAGTTACAGCAGTTGCTGCAGTTGCTCCTGTTACTACCGCTGTAATTTCTCCTGCCACTGCTGTGACAAGTGCCTCAGTCTTTGAACCAATGACTGTTACTGGAGTTACGCCTGCTGCAGAAGTTACTGCAGAAGTTGTAAATGTCTTTGTAACTGAACTATCAGCAAAAGAAGAACCGATAAGTGTTACAGAAAGATTTTCTGATGCTACTGGATTACCAAATACATCTGTTGCAGATGCTGTAATTGTTGGTACTGTTCCTACTGCTGTTGATGCAGGTACTGAAAGTCCAACATTGTATGCTGAACCTGCTGTGCCCTGAATGTAGACAATAGTTGAATATCCACCATTAGCAATTGTTACAGACCCTACTGTTGTAGAAGTAGTGTATGCATATACTGTCAAAGCAGCTCCTGCTGAAGTTAAAGATAGTGAAGGAACTCCACTAGCAGTTGTGACTGTTGCAGGTGTTGCAGTGTTTAGTGCTGATACCAACTTAACTGTTGATGAAGCAGTAAAAACAACCGCTGTTCCTGTGTCTGCAATTGCTGCAAGAGCAACTGATGTGCCTGCTGTAATTGCATTTGCTGAAGGTACTGCTACCGTCTTTGGTGCTGCAGATGTTGTTGCGTTTGTTACGCCGTCAACTGTTACAGCAAGTGCTGCTGCGTTTGATGATGTAGCCATCAACATTGTGCCAGTCAGGGCTGCAGCGATGACTAGGCTGATCTTCTTTAATGAATTCATTTTTCTCCTTGTTTGATTAAATTAATTTATAGTCGTCTAAAAAATCTCTGATATCTTCAGGGATTTCCTTAGATTCTAATTCTATCATATCCCTTTGCTTTTGTGCAAGTCGGGATGCGCTAGACCAGGTATGGATCTCAATTTCTAGGTTGGAATCTTTACTGGTATGGGATATTGCCCCAAATACCGCCCCACAAACGGCATCTGCCAAGTCCTTTGATTTCTTGCGTGGATGGTCAACCTTGTTATTTCTCATAATCTTAAGTTCACTCATCTCATCAAGCAACAAAGGAATCATTGGCATGGCAACTCTTTCTTCATATATCATCATTGCTAAATCCTCATAGTGTTTTTTAGCAACAGAAACAGTATCAGTTCTTATACCGACAGCCTTTAATTCATTTTGAATATCAAAAGACTGCCATCTATCGAACGATACCATTCCAATATTAAACCCTTCTCTGCGAAGGTTTTGTATCCATAGTTTTACTTCAGATAGGTTTACTGGGCCTTCTATCTTTGGCTCCCACCAAGCAACAGCATCCACAATTACGATTGGTGCCACCTGCTCATAATCCTTAATTACCTGAATATTAACCCACTTATCAACATGGGCAATTGCAACCGCACACTTATCGTGCTTTTGTGCAAGGTCAGCATGAACATAATAAACCTTATCAGGATCTGGCTTAAACCCAGGATCAAATCTTCTATGACTATCCACAGGGTTTCTTAATGTCATACATCTTTCTAGCTTATCTTTTTGTTTAAAGAAAGCATCTGATGAATATGTTGGGGTACAAAGGAAGCGCATCATTGCATCTCCCATATCCTTAAAGAAAGACATCTTAAAATCTTCAATACTTCTAGTAGGGTTTACTTCCCATGTAGGTCTTTTAAGGGCATATACCCTTGGTATTTTGTATGAAATAATTTGATCTTCTTCCCATACAATTTCAAGTTGGTTATCTGGATTATCTTCTGGTAGATCAGGATTAATAATATAAGTATGTCTACGCTCTATTACTTCTTTATCCATGATTACATCGTCATACCGCTTTGAAATAAAGTCACCCTGATAGCGTGGGAATGAAAGAAGAACAACCTTGCCAAGGTCTGGGAAACGAGAGTCTACGGTACCACTAAACGCTTTATAGATGTTTTCAGCAGTTTTACCTTGATCGTTTCCTGTTCCTACTTCAGATGCAAAACCAGAGATTTCATCAAGGACTGCCATAAGAAGGTTCAAACCCTCATGTGATTCACGCTCTGAGTGACCAGAATAAACAGTAATTGCCTTATCAAATTCAATTGAATCAGCTTTTGGGTTATACTTTCCAGCGAACCAAGGGGACTTCTCAATCTTGGTCTTAAAGCCTTTAAAGAAAACGTTCTTAGCCTGTTGAGCGTTTACCGCAACGTTAATAATATCTATCGCATCACCGCTTGGCTTACCAAAATATTTTGCAGGATCTTTCAGGCATAATAGTTTATAAACAACATATGCACAGGCGACAGTGGAAACAAAGTCCTTACCACTACCTTTTCCTAATTGAAGAATGATTTCATTTTTTGTATACTTATTGTAATACTTTTCGCCTTCAATGCTACCCATTAACTCCTGAAGGTCTTCTTTCTTGTATATCTGGCTCATTGCCTCTACAATGTCATACTGAATTACAGATAAAGATGGCTGTCCTAGAAAATCTGGAGACTCAACAAAGGTCTTTGCATCTACTGGTGTTTCGTCAAAGTTATTTTCCTTTAATACTTCAAGGAAATCATTGAACATTGTGGACAACTGTAATCACTTCTCCTTCTTTTGCAACTGCTGAAAGCCTTTGCATAATAAGGTCACGTACTTCAGGATGAGAAGAAGCAATATCTCTTAAAATACCAACAAGTATTTCTTGTCTCTTTTCGATTGCCACGATCTCTTCAGCCAACTCTTTATTTTCAAGAAGGCCAGCCTTTTGTAGCATATCAATTCTACGTGCTTCAATATCCATTACCAGCTTAATTGCAGTGGTCTTTGCTGTAAGGTTTGCAGTTGTATTTGCATCTTCAATAACTTCATATGCCTGAGTAATTAGTTTGCTATAGTGTGCATCAGCAGAGGCAAGTGCTTCTTTTGCTCTTGCACGAATAGCATCGTTGGCAGATGCCATAACCTTCCACTCGTTAAGAAGTTCAACAACCTTTGTTCTTGGCATTGAAAGATACTTAGCAATTTTAGTAGGATCATTGCCCTTTAGGTATTCTTCTACTACACGATTAACCTCGTCAAGGTGTTTTACTAATTCAACTTCAGTTGACATTATATTTTCCCTCTAGTCGGTTAATTTCATCTTTAATATAAAAGATTGCCTTTTCAAGGTCTTGGATAGTCTTAGACTCATCCTTTAGCCCTGCTCTCCATAAATACTTAAAAGCATTACCAATATTAAAATTTCTATGACGTGTTATCTCAATACACTCAACACCAGAAGGGTCTGTTGTATAGTGACGTGGATGGTTGACCTGATCTACTGTAATATTTAAATTATCACTCATAGTCTTCTTCCTCGTCATCTTCCCATTCAAATGCTTCTGGCATACCACGAAGCGCTGTGATTACATAGGTAAATCCAACAGCGCCAGCAATTCCTAGCCCTATAATAATCTTCTGCAACTTACTCATCTTCTTGACTTCCTTAGTCCGAATTTAGCAAGGTAAACATAGATAGTCTCTACGCTTGCCCCACACTCTTTAGCAATGTCTTCTGGAGATTTCTTATCAATAAGAAACCTTTTCTTTAGCCATACTTCTGATGTATATAGTTTACCAGCCATAGTGTTATTTGTCAACTCCAATAGCCTTGTCCCAATTATGAATTGCCCAATGCCCAATACCGCAGGCATCGGCAACATCATAGTCTTCTACCTTTTTATCATAGATAATGTCAAGTAGTTTTGTTGTTCTTTTCTTTCTAAATTCACGCTCATATGTCTTATACCAAGATAAAGACTTTCCAGGATTTGCTACCCTAACCTGTTGCTGTTCTTCTTTAGATAGTTTCTTATTACCAAGATAGCTTTGCCATGTTATTGGTGACACCTTGCCTACCGTTCTAATACCGCACATTGCAGCAGCACCAAGAAGTGCCCCTTGAACCAAGGCTAGATCGGCAGCGGTCTTTGGACTATTCATAAAAACTGTATGCTCAATAACAATAGCATCAACACTAATAAAATGATTAAAGAATGCTCTTGTTTTAATAGCAGCATCCCCAACCTTTTCGTATATATCTTTGCCTTCAAAGTTGATCTTACCAACACTATCTAGTTTTCCAGAAATATAGATGGCAAAAGCAAGACTATTAGTACTTGCATCAATAGCACATATTCTTTCTGGCTTAGTCTTGTTCATAATCAAAGAACCCCTTTACCTCTTTTAACATTTTTGAAACTGCTTTCTCGCTGACATTACAGTTAGAACAAAATCCAGAATCATTGTAGATGGATAGTTGAACACCGCATCCACCAAGACATCTTCTTATTTTGCCTAGTCTCTTTTGTCTTTTTGTGACCTGGTATCTTTCAGCAATCTTGTCTTTTGTAGCCATATCTCTACACTCTTGACTACAATAAATTTGATAGCTTACCTTTGGTTGAAAATGATTTTCACATTCAAACCTGTCACATCGTTTCACTCAGTTCCTCCAGAGATGCAATTTTTATAACTCCCGCTTCTGCTTTGTCGCAGTCTGACTTTAGTGGGCAGTTCTTGCAAATCTTTGAGTTTGCTCTATAATTTTTCATTGGAAGTTCTTTGTCTTCCCATGCCTTACGAACAACTCTCATCCATTCAAATGCTTGATCTATCCAGTTAATATAGTTTTCATTAATTTCAACTGGAATAGCAAGTAGCTCATGGTTATTTTTATTTTCATAAACCAATACACCCTTTGCTTTCTTTAGAACCTTCATATAAATAAGCAACTGAATTACGTGACCAGCCTTTGGCTTATTGGTTCTTTTTCTATATTCAAATACTGTTTCATTTGTTGTTTTTACTTCAACAACTACTTCTTCGTCTTGCCATTTGACCAAACCATCTACCTTGCCATAAATGGGAGGATCTGATTCACGCAAGTCAAACTCTGTATCAATAAGAATTCCAGAGCCTGCAAAGGCTTTTCCAAGAATACGCTCATGTGAAATAATTCCATTAGTCATATTTGCTACATCATATGGAGTATTATTATCTTCAAAGTTGGCTCCAGAAAATGCTAGATACCAATATCTTGGACATTCTCCATGACCATATGCAATTGTAGATGGACCAAACGTTTTCTTTGTTTGAAACTTTGTACCACGATCTGCTAGGTAGCCATTTTGAATAGTCTCAACAAATTTTTCTGTCTCAAAAGTGTCGGTCTCCGTTGTAGGCTTAAGCATAATCTCTTTTAGTAAGTTTTTTGTCATTATATTCCCTTGTTTATATAAGTATAGCAGGTTTAGCGCATTATGTATTTAAGCGCTGATACCAAATCATTAATTGCTTCTGCTGCAGTATAGTAAATATTCTTCTTTGCTCTGTCGCTTTTATCTACATTTGTTAACCAAGTAGCCTTGAATGACATTTTTGCTGCTATTGCCTGTAACCTTACTATCTCTAGACTTGCCACATGTGGCGGAATATCTGGCTTAATAATTAGCTTTGCAATCATTGTTAGGGCAACGGTTAATTCTTCATCCTTCATATAGTCTGCAATTTCTGCCAACCCATTAACCATATCAATAGTTGTTTGTCCTGATTCATTTTGTTGTGTCATCTTCATACCCTTCTGTTAATTGCTCTAGCATTTCTACTTCAATTACTGCCAGCCTTACCTTGGAGTTTCCGTCACCAAGCACAATAAATATTGCTGGATCATTGCCATTTCTGATAGCATCTGTAACTGCTTTAGCCCAAATATCTTTATTTACTGTAATACCTTTTGGATATTCTTTAAAGTCTACAGTAAAGTTTCTCCAAGTTGCATCACCCTTATGAGTATTTCTTCCAGAGTTCTTATGCTGTTTAGCACCAAGCCTTTTGCTTTCTCCTCTTTCACTCATTATCAAAATCCTTCTTCTTCTTTTTCTTCGCAATAAGTCC